ATCTTGTTCTATCAGGATCTGCAGGAACAGGTAAAACTTTCCTTGCAATGCATCTTGCCCTTCAAGAAGTTTTGAATAGAGATACACCGTATGATAAAGTTGTTATTATACGATCAATTGTCCCAACAAGAGATATCGGTTTCTTGCCTGGCGACGAAGAAGAGAAAAAAGACGTATACACAAGACCCTATGTTTCCATATGCGAAGAACTTCTTGGTAGTAGAGAAGCGTGGTTGGATCTGGTTGCGTCTGGACGTGTCGAGTTTGTCTCCACGTCATTTATTAGGGGACTGACATTATCTAATGCAATTGTTATTGTAGACGAAATGCAAAACCTAAACTTCCACGAACTAGATACAGTTATAACACGAGTTGGAGAAGACTGTAGATTTATTATGTGTGGAGATTATTACCAGTCGGACTTTGAAAGAGATAAAGATCGTCAAGGTATTCGTGACTTCATGGACATCATGAAAAAGATGTTTATGTTTAAAGTGGTAGAGTTTACATGGGAAGATATTGTAAGATCTGAATTTGTTAAACAATACATTATGACAAAAGAACAATTGAAAATAAGATAAGGAGATATTATGGCCACGAGAGTTGGAAGCGCCGTTTCTGCAGTTCAGAGTATTAAGAAAACAACTTCTATTGGGAAGTCTGTTCGTTCACGTCCCAAAAACAAAGCTGCAAAACGTAGTTGGAAAAAATATAGAGGTCAGGGAAAATGAAACTTATATTTGAACGAGTGGGTAAAGTAATTTACGCACGAGAGTTTGGGTCTCATCCTTCAACACGTTGGGTATATAAAGAACTGGACTGATGAAAAAATTTATTTTTGATGTAGATGGTACTCTTACACCAAGTAGGGGTACTATAGATCCTTTGTTTAAAGAATTCTTTTTGAAATTCATGAAGAAACACAAAGTGTGGTTAGTTACAGGAAGTGATTATCCCAAAACTCTTGAACAACTTGGTCGAGATATCTGCGAAAACGTTGTCACAGTGTATAATTGTTCTGGCAATGATACGTTCTTTAAAGGTAGACGTGTCAATACGAAAGCTTTTAATCCACCACAAGAACTTTATGACTTGATGTACGGTTGGTTGCAGACTAGTTCTTTCCCTCTACGTATGGGAAATCACATTGAAGAACGAGCGGGTACTATCAACTTCAGTATCATCGGTAGACCCTATGATCCCCCACTGACACTTGGAGAACGCAAACTTTACATCAAACATGATTTGGAAAATCGTGAAAGAGAAAGTATTGCGTATCAAATCAACAGCGAATTTCCTAATATAACCGCTACGGTTGGTGGCGAGACTGGTGTGGATATATATCGTAAGGGTGGAGACAAAAGTCAGATTTTAGAAGACTTTGACGCACCATATGATGACATTTATTTCTTTGGAGATAAAATGGAACAGGGTGGCAATGATTATCCTTTGGGTAAAAATTTAAAATCAAAGAATGTTTTTGCAGTTAAAGATTGGAAAGACACTTGGTATAAACTGCGTGAAATAATATAAATATTATATTCACAAGGGAATAGAAAAATGTTCAACAGGTTTATGCAGACGTTAACGCTGTTTACTGCGTTTGCAATTGCTGCAGTCGCAGCATATTTTTCTGTGATTGGTTTATCAACCATTTTCGCAGGTGCAGTCGTGTCTGTTATTGTCATGGCTTCTATCTTAGAAGTTGGCAAACTTGTTAGTGCGGTCTGGTTACATTTGTACTGGAAATCTGTAGGGTGGCTTAGTAAACTGTATCTACTGACTGCCGTTTTCATTTTAATGATCATCACTTCTATGGGGATCTTTGGGTATCTCTCAAAAGCGCACATTGAAACTAAAGCGAGTGGTGGAGAGTACACCGCACAAATCGAAAGAATCGAAGATCGTATTGAAAGACAGAATACTCAGATTGCTCGTGCAAATAAAACCCTTGATGATTTAGATGCCGCCTTAGACAAATACAATGAAGTTGGTGCAGTAACTAAAGGACTAGCGGCACGTGAAGATCAAAAAGAACAACGTGCACAACTAAACGCAGACATTGATGCAGCCTATGATAAGATAGACGAATATAAAGATCAGATTGCAGAAATCAATGTAGAAGTTCGTGCATTCGAAGTCGAAGTTGGTCCTATCAAGTATGTCGCAGAACTTGTTTATGGAGATGAAGCTGAGGCGAACCTTGCCGATGCGGTTCGTTGGGCGATTATTCTTATCATCGTTGTGTTCGATCCACTCGCAGTTATCCTGTTGATTACATCTGCAAAAGCGATCAAAGAACAACGTGTCAAACCCAAAAAGAAACCATCACGTAAAAACATCAATTATATTGATCCGAAAGACATTGTAAAAATAGACTCCATCTAGCCTAAATATATCTACCAATAGATTATGGAGATGTATTATGGTAATTGCAGGTGTAGACTACAGTTTAACTTCCCCCGCTATTTGTATCCACGAAGGAAACGAATGGGATTACAAAAATTGTCAGTTTTATTACATGGTAAAACGTGACAAACTTCTGCATCCAGAGAAACAGTTTAATGCAACTCTGTATCCAGACTTTGAAGATGACATGGACAGGTTTGAAAAACTGTCCAATTGGTCTCTTAACATCCTCACCAAACATAAGACAGAAAAAGTTCTCATCGAAGGTTACGCTTTCGGTGCGGTTGGTCGTGTCTTTCAGATTGCAGAGAATGCAGGACTCCTTAAGTACATGGTGTCACGTGTTCATGGAATTCCATATGACGTGCCTCCGCCTACTGTGATTAAGAAATTTGCAACTGGAAAGGGTAATGCAAAGAAAGAAAATATGTATGATGCATTTTTTTCTGAAACAGGGGTTGACATTCGTGAAAAAATCGGTATAATATCAGTTAAACAATGGAACCCTGTAAGTGACATTGTGGATGCTTACTATATTGCGAAGTTCGGTTTTGAAACGGAGAGAGAAAATGCAGATCAAACGTAAGAGTTCACTGACTGGTGTTTATCGTACACGTGAAGTCAAAGTAAAACCTAAAGATTATGAGATGTGGGAAAAGGGGTATGTGAGTATTTACGAAGCCATGCCTTATTTGAATGATGATGATCGAACCTTTATACTCGCAGGGATCACTGATGATGAATGGAAGAAGGCGTTTCAATCTGAAATAAGTAATATTGTAAACGACACATTCTAAAGGAGTAAAGATGGAAATGATCATCTGGTTGTTCTTCGCTTACGTGGCTGGAACATTTATCGGTCACCACATTGGTAAAAACGAAAACTTGGAAGAATTTGTTGAGACAATCATTGACAAATTGATTATAGATGGTTATATTAAGACTAAAGGATCTGGTGAAGATCTACAATTGTTGAAACACTGGGAAAAATAATGATAGTTATATTTAATGGTCCGCCAGGTTCTGGCAAAGATGAAGCTGCAGCGTTTTTTAAACGCCGTGGTTTTGCTTATCTTAGTTTCAAACACCATCTGTTTCGTGAAACGATCAAAGAGTTTGATGTAGATACCATTTGGTTTATGGATGGATTTAACAATCGTGATCTGAAAGAAGTACCCGAAGAAGATCTTCGTGGAATGTCTCGTCGTCAAGCGATGATTCACACATCAGAAGAAATCGTAAAACCAAAATATGGTAAGTCGTATTTTGGTGATCAGGTTGCGAGTCAAGTTGAATACAATGAAAAGTACGCAATCAGTGATGGCGGATTTGTAGAAGAGATAGAACCATTACTAGACAAAGTTGGAGAAGAAAATGTTATTTTAGTTCAACTTGTTCGTGAGGGTTGTAGTTATCGTTCTGACTCTCGTAGATATTTTAATGGATCCGTTTTCAAAACATTTGTCAACGGTTTCAAATCTAAGTTTGAAGAAGAATATGTGCAAGAAGTAGAACTACCAGTTCTCACATATCGCATATATAATAATGGAGATCTTTCTGATCTTCATAGATCGTTAGAAGAAATATACGAACTAGTAATAGGTAAAGAGTTAGATGTTATTGACAGCTGAACAACACGGTGAGATGGTTTTTACCATTCTCTATAACGACTATCACAGACCCTTTGTTAAGGGTAAATCGAACAGAGATAAGATTGAAGAGAATATTACGATAGGTATCTATAGTGGTGAAATCCCCCCATGTTCACAAGACGATGTGGATATGGTTATCGCACTTGTAGATGACTTGGTAACAAACGGCATAGAATAATAATTGGAATTTTGTTATGGGTAAATTGAAGGGTATGCCTATACCTAACGTGATTAATCTTTATGAGTCTGAAGATCGTGCGACTTATATGGCCACCCAGTTTAATAATCTGGGATGTGGTGTGGTTTCGTTTCACCAGTATGAAAGATATGAAAACTCAAATGTTAAGGCGTTTTGTGATGAGATGATAGAACCCTATTGGGTTGACAAAGGTACAACTACTTCTCATCTACTCACTATTAAATCTTGGTTGGAAAATACTAACGATGATGTGGGTATCTTTTTCGAAGATGATGCAGATCTCTCCACTGTTGAACATTGGAACTTTACATTTGAAGAATTTATTGAACGCATGGGTTCAAAATGGGGCGCACTACAATTAGGTCTTGTTCATGAGAGTTCACCTAACATGACTCCAAGAAAACGTGAACAACAAGATCATGGTTTGCAATGTTATATGTTGAAAAGAAAATATGCGACTAAGTTGGTGAAATTTTATTTTGACCAAGGAGATGATACAATACATTATAGAATGCCTGTAGGGGCAGCGTTATCCTTAGAGAATGCGGTTCTTTGGGGGTTTGACAGGGTTTATACTTTCCCACTATTCAATCATAACGTACAACAATTCACTTCAAAAAATATTTTCAATCCAGACGCACAAGTAGATGCAAGTGTGCGGTCTTATCATGTAATCAGATCATGGTGGGAAAACACAGGCCGTAATTTAAGTCTTGATGAAATATTTCACGGAAACACTTTAGACTACTAAGGAAAACATATGACACTAATTGACCAACACAAACAACACTATGAAAGGTTATTGCCTTATACTGAGGGCAGATCAATGTTGATGTTAGGCGCAACTACATATCATCCTCAGTTTGATCCACCAAAAAATTGGTTTAAACTGACATCATACCAATCAATGGATCCCCAAGCTGGGGACGAGAATAATCTCCAAAGATCTCTCGTAGATGATTGTTCTGATCTTTATGAAAGTTTTGGTGTTGTATGGAACTTAGGGACAATTGAACACATCTGGGACGTTCATACTGCATATTCAAATGCAGCGAAGATGGTTGAAGTTGGGGGATATTATATTGGACATGCGCCTTGCGCAAAATATTTTGGACATGGGATAAATGTAACAGAAAGACTTGCAATAAAGGCATTCTTTGACAAAAATGGTTTTGAACAAATGGATGCATGGGAAACTGCAAATGCATATGGTCACATTTATTGGAATGTTCACAAGAAAGTAGAAAGTAGACTTGGAGATTTGGATCATCCCACACAGGTCTTTGAAAATAACGCAAAAACACCAATCGTATGAGGAAAAAATTATGAGTGTAATATATAAAGGTCAAGTGATTGAATCAGAAGTATCTGCCAATTCATTTGGTGGAACTGAAATGATGCGAGAACGTGTCCTTAAAAATGTGGACCCAAAATGGTTAGAGAAAGTTGCAATTCACTTCTCACGTCCACGACAACTAGCAGACGATGTTCCAAACGTTCTATACTGTCATGATCTCGCAGAAGATCCAGAAATGAACATTCTTGCAAATAATGGATGGCAACAGTTTGCGCATTTTGTGTTTGTGTCTGCGTGGCAACGTGATCAGTACATCACACGTTTTGGAATTCCTTATTCGAAGACAACAGTAATCTACAACGCAGTAGAGTCTCAATACGAACCAGTCAATAAAGATGTTGATACGATTCGTTTTATCTACCACACAACACCACACCGTGGATTGGAACTTCTTGTTCCTATCTTCGATGCGTTGACAAAAAGTTTTGACAACATTCATCTTGATGTATATTCCTCGTTTGGTATTTACGGATGGGAACAACGAGATGAACCTTACAAACCATTGTTCAAACAAATTGAAGACCACCCCCACATGACTTATCATGGTTGGCAGCCTAATGATGTTGTTGTCGACGCCTTGAAGAAGTCTCATATTTTCTTGTATCCAAATATTTGGAAAGAGACATCTTGTATTGCAATGATTGAAGCTATCAAGAACCAAGTCATTGTTATTCACCCTAACTATGGTGCATTGACAGAGACTGCGGCTAACGCAACAATCGTATATGAATACAACGAAGATAAAATGCAACACGCAAACTACGCATTCAGTATCGCTGCACAAGTTCTAAATGTGCAGAAAGAAAACCCAAATTACTTCAACCGTTTCACCTACTCAGATCGTTACAACCTTGCACGTAACAGCATTGAGTCTTTCACAAATGTGTGGAATCAAGTTCTTTCACTAATTGTACAGGAGTCCGAAAAATAACACTTGACATTCGTGATATAGTGTAGTACACTGTACATAATGTAAATTTGTTGGAAATTAGATATGGCAATCTTAGTAGATTTTAACCAAGTTATGCTCGCCTCGTTCTTTGCGAACTCAGGTGGTCATAATGTAGAAATTGACGAGAGTATGATCCGTCACATGTTTTTAAACTCTATCAGATACAATCGAAAAAAGTTTGTAGAAGAATGGGGTGAAATTGTAATATGTTGTGATAGTAAGAATGTATGGCGCAAAGACATCTTCCCTTACTACAAGGCAAATCGTAAGAAGTCTCGTAATGAGTCTGACATCGATTGGAATGAACTATTCACAGTGATACATAAGATCCGTGATGAGATCGACGAAAGTTTTCCTTACAAGGTAATTAACGTCGATAGAGTTGAAGCTGATGACATCATTGGTACTATTGTTCATGATAATGGAACAGAATTAAACACTGGTGGCGAGAAGTTCTTGATTTTGTCTGGTGATAAAGATTATATCCAATTGCATAGTTATGCAAACGTTGGACAATATGACCCAGTACGGAAACGTTGGATAAGAAATGATAATCCTGATAAATACCTCAAAGAACACATTTTGAAGGGTGACGCAGGAGACGGTGTTCCAAATGTTTTGTCTGCAGACAACTGTCTTGCAATTGGCGAACGTCAACGTCCTATGACATCCAAACGGTTGTACGCACTGTTGGATGGTGGCGAAAAGGAAATGAATGAGGAAATTCTTTCGGGATATCATCGTAACAAGATGATGATCGATTTAAAAGAAATCCCTCAGAATTATCAAGATGAAATTCTTGAAATTTATAATAGAGATAAAGAAGTCGGACGTGAAGGTTTGTTCAATTTCTTTATTAAACACAAACTGAAACATTTGTTAACTGATATACAGGATTTTTAAAATGGCGAGAATACCGATTTCTGAAATCGTGAACCAAGCAGGTAAACTTAAAAGTAAGAAACAAAAAATAGAATGGTTGCAAAAACACGACTCTGTTCCTCTACGCATTATTCTTCGTCTATGGTATGACGAGAATATTGAATTCCTCGTTCCAGACACTGCACCACCCTACAAGGAGAATGCAACTTCAGACGAAGGAATGATGCTTTATCATGAAGCAAGGAAGCTACGCATCTTCGTAAAGGGAGGCGGTTATGATAATCTACAACAAGCTAAACGTGAGGCGTTGTTTATTGGTCTGCTAGAAGATGTGTGTGATGAAGACTCTGAGATGTTGTGTCAGATGATCACAAGAGAAAAGGTGAAAGGTCTGACCAAACAAACTGTGGAAGAAGGACTTCCACGAATTTTTATTGATCCACTAAAACTGAGTTAAGAAAGATGTCTAAAAAGTTCAAAAATTTTCGCAAGCAAAAAAATCGTTTTGACGATGACGAATGGGGAAACTTTAATGAAGATCGCATTCGGGAAAAACAACGTGGTAAGAAACGCAAACTGCGTGAGAATGAAAATCGAAAACAAAAACATATGAACTTTAAAGATTTTCGAGACGCATAAAAAAATCAAAAAAAAATCAAAAAAGCTCTTGACATTTGTTATCAAATACACTATATTAATAATGTAAGTAATGAGAAAGTAGTAGATTATGATAGCAATAAAAGAGAAAACAATATTGACAGACTGTGACGGTGTCGTCCTAGACTGGGAGTACGCTTTTGGTCAGTGGATGCATCGGCACGGTTATCAAGTTGTACAAGAAGGCATTTATGAAATGGATGTCAAGTACGGAATTGAAAAACAAGAATGCAAACGGTTGATTCGGATGTTCAACGAGAGTGCGTGGATGCGGAAACTTGCTCCTCTTCGGGACGCAGTAAAGTATGTCAAAAAACTGCACGAAGAACATGGATATGTTTTCCACGCAATCACTAGTTTGAGTAATGATACTTACGCTCAACACTTACGGAGCAAAAACCTTCGGGAGTTGTTTGGTGACACTGTCTTTGAACGGTTTGTGTATTTGGACACAGGTGCAGACAAAGACGAAGTCATGGAAGAGTATCGGGATACAGGATGTTATTGGGTTGAAGACAAACCTGAGAACGTCGACGTTGGTATTAATGTTGGTTGTGAAGGTATCCTTATGGCACACACTCACAACGCAGGTTACACAGGTCAAGCCACTCGTGTTCAAGGGTGGAAAGAGATCTACAACTTAATCACTGGATAATATGGAGAATAAAATGTCAGAAAAATTTACTATCCACAAACCTCACAAGATGCTTGATTGGATTGAAGGTGAAGTAACAGAATGGGCGTATGGTCATATCCAAGAACACTTTGGTGTGGATTGTCCATCAGAATTAACTCAAGCGCAGATCGAAGAAGTAATTGAAGTTTGGGAAGATATGTCAGAGTATGATGGTATGTTGGGACTAGGTTTCAGAAACGCAATCAGTGCGTGGGAAAATGAGAATGATGAATACCTGATCTAATTTAGTTTCCTTTTTTCCTTTCTCTTTGGATTAGATCAGAAGACTGGCGGTCAAGAAATTGACCGTCTTTTTTTGTATTACCTAAATATAATAAACAGATATTGATGAGGACTATGTCATGCCTACTTACAACTTTCGTAATATAAATACTAATGAAGAATTTGAAATCACAATGAAAATTTCTGAACTGGATGAATACAAAAATACGCATCCTGAGTTGCAACAATTATTGAATAGACCGCCATCTATTGGTGATCCTGTAAGAATGGGTTTACGCAAACCAGATGATGGTTTTAGAGATGTTCTTAAAAATGTAAAGTCGCACCACCAAGGTTCGAGGTCGATACAAAACAAAATTAATACTTGGTAAAATTATGCCTAGGATAGTCACAACTGCACACTTCCACGTAGGACACGCAAGTCCTACTCCCAACCCTTTTCATAAAACTCCATATACTGCGGGTCAGAATAAGGTTGAGGCACAAGGTGATCCAGTCATTCGTAAAGGCGACTCCACTGCATGTGGAGATCCTGCGACTGGTAGTTCTGGAAAAGTAAAAGCGGTAGGTGCATTTGTTCATAGGGCAGGAGACGCAACAGGGGGTCATGGGTCTTGGGTTCCAAACCAAGCGGAATCAGGAGCACCTAAAGTTAACGTAGGTAGTTAAATGACTAATCCAGATTATGCAGCGTTACTCGCAGCTATTGCTGCAGAAACAGATCCAGTCTTAAAACAGGCGTTAATCGATCAGGCATATGTCTTTACGTCGACACCAAGTAATAATGAAATACAGTTATTTGAATTTGTTGATTTCAATTATGTTGAACCGAACCCAGGCGAATTTCAAGACACTACTGCATTTTACTTAACGCCTGGGTATGTAGATGTGGGATATGTTATAGAAGCAGCGTATTCTTACGTAGATATATATTATGTCGACGACAATTATTTCGAAGAAGGTTCGATACCGTCTTCACCAACTTATAGCTCATATGTAGGTGTATACTACAACGAATTTGGGGAAAGTACTTAATGGCTATTACAAAACGAATTACTAAAGGTTCATCCCTTACGTACCAAGAGATGGATGACAACTTAGAAGCAATCGCACCACGCACTAGTTCGACTGGTTCGATTCAAATCCCTGCAGGAACGACTGCACAAAGAGACGGTTCCCCAACGAACGGATTTCTCAGATATAACACTCAACTAAACCAGTTTGAAGGTTACATCAACGGCGGTTGGGGTGGTCTTGGTGGCGGTGGTGGATCTGGTGATCCGAACCAAAATGCATTCAGTAACTTTGCAGTATCTGGTCAAACAACTATCGCTGCAGACAGCACAACGGACACTATTAATTTTGCCGCAGGTACAAACATCAGTCTTACAACAAATGCGACGACTGACACGCTTACAATCAACGCTACCTTTTCACAAGACTTTGCATTCTCTTCTTTGACAGGAACCCCAACAACTGTTGCAGGATACGGTATTACAGATGCACAAGCGCTTCTAGTTTCTGGTACAAACATTAAGACAATCAACAGCCAATCTATTCTTGGAACGGGTGATTTAACTGTTACTGCAACTGCAGACTGGACTACTCTTACAAATAAACCAACTACAATTGCAGGGTTCGGTATTACCGATGCGTTTGATGGTGCATTCTCTTCACTAACTGGTGCCCCCACAACTTTGTCTGGTTATGGTATCACAGATGCGCAAGAAATTTTGGTTTCTGGTACAAACATTAAAACAATCAATGGCGCATCCATACTTGGTTCTGGTGACCTAACAGTTACTGGTTCTTATGGTGACACTGATGTTAGTTCGCACTTAAACACAAACTCTGCAAACTCTAATGAATACTTGCAATGGAATGGTTCAGACTTCCAGTGGGTGTCATTAGGCGGTAGCGGTGGATCTGAAACAGATCCTGTTGTTGGCGCAGTTACAGGTATTGTAAAGTCAGATGGTGCGGGAAATATTAGTGCTGCTGTGGCAGGTACTGACTATTCAGAATTCGATGGAGAATATACAAGTCTACAGAATATTCCCACAGATTTGACAAATGCGGGCATCTCAAATGCATCTTTACTCGAATTGGTTGATGTTGTGGGTGGTTCTGGCGCAAATGGTCAAATTCTAACTTCCAATGGTAGTGCATTCAGTTTTCAAGATGCGCCTTCCGGCAGTGGTGGTGGTGCAACGTCTTTTCTTGCACTTTCGGACACTCCTGCAAACTATGTTGGTGCAGGTAACCAACTTGTCGCAGTTAACAACCAAGCTACAGGGTTAACATATATTGCACAATCTGCAGGTGCAGAATCTAATGACTTGACGCAATCTGTTGTTTGGGCGATTGTACCAGATGCATATATTTCTAATACAAGTGTGGTTCAACACCAAGCAGATCTTCGTATCACTGAAAGTCAAATCACTGACTTGCAGAATTACATTGTAAACGAAACCGATCCAATCTTCTCTGCGTCTGCAGTTGCGAACGTTGACATAGCTGTCACAGAAGGTTTCCTTAAAAATATTGGTGGTGAGTGGTTCTACGATACAAACACTTATGTAACATCAGCAGGTGCAGAATCAGATCCAGTGTTCACTGCTCACAGAACGTACAACATTGGTAACGGTAATGGTCTTTTGGTGAATGATGGTGCAGACAACTGGTCTTACATTGCGACAACCACATATCTAACTGCAAACACTCTCGTTGAAACGGATCCCGTCTTCTCTGCGCATACTACTGCGAATATCAACGATGGTCTTGGTTTCCTTAAACAAGACGGTTCGGGCAACTGGTTCTATGATTCGAACACATATCTGACTGCAGCTGGATCTGAAACAGACCCAGTATTTACCGCTCACACCACATATAATATAATTAATGGTACTGGTAGACTTGTAAACGATGGGGGTGGAAACTGGTCATACGAAGCAAATACATTCCTTGAAGAAGAAACAGATCCCATCTTTAATGCACATACAACAAGTCTTATTGTGGATGGTGAAGGTTTCCTCAGACAAGATAACGCAAACAACTGGTATTGGGACGCAAATACTTACATCACTGCAAACGACATTCCTACATCCACATTAAACTTGGATCAAGTTACCACAAACGGTTCTACAACAACAAACTCTGCAGAATTTGGTGGGTTGACTGTCGGTGGTGTTGCAGTTGCATTGGAAACCGCAAACGTAGCAACATTTAGTAATGGTGCAGGATATATTACTTTAGCAGATCTAAGCGCAAGTGGTGACATTTCATACAACGACACCACTGGTGTTTTCTCTGCAAACCTTCAGTCTACAGGTATTACACTTAGTGATCTTTCTGCAAACAATGAGGTTCCAAGCGGTAACGGTTCGTTGTCTTATGACAGCTCTACTGGTCTATTCACGTTCACCCCACCAGATCTTTCTGGATTAGGAGGTGGAACAGAAACAGATCCAGTCTTCACCGCTTCTGCAGTTGCAAATGTTGTTGCATCTTCTGGTGATGGGTTCTTAAGAAATGTGGGCGGCGAATGGTATTACGACACT